ATGGCATTCGTCTCTTCCGCATAGGCAGTGAAATGTTTCCTCGTTGGAATCATTATGAGATCAAGGACTTGCCTGACTATGATCGTATCTGTGAGGTACTGCAAGAAGCTGGTGACTTTGCTCGAGAGCATGGTATCCGACTCACTACACATCCAGGTCCGTTCCATATATTAGGTAGCCCCGATCCGGTTGTGGTTGAGAATAGTATTGTTAGTCTAGAGCGCCATAGCGAAATGTTTGATATGCTTGGCTATGCTCCTAGTTATGACAACAAGATCAATATTCATATAGGTGCCGCTTACAATGATAAGCCCACTACAATTACACGATGGATCAAGAATTATTATCGACTATCAGAATCGGTTCGAGCTCGGCTTGTTATTGAGAACGACGACAAAGGATCTATGTATTCAGTTCGCGATTTATATGAGATGGTTCATACCCATACTGGTATTCCTATTACCTTTGACTATTGGCATCATACTTTTAATACCGGTGACTTATCCGAGGAGGAGGCATTCTTTATGGCGCGTTGGACTTGGCAGAAGCATGGTGTTACTCAATGCACTCATTACTCCGAGTCTCGCAGACGTGAGCAGCAACGACTTATAGAAAATATTTGCGACAAACATAATATTGCTTGGGAGGACTTGCCGGAATGGCCTACCTTTGCTAAGGCATATAAAGAATTCAGCAAGATCAAAGAGCAAGCCCATGCAGATTATATATTGACTACTCCTAATACATATGGTGTAGATAGTCTAGATGTTGTTGTCGAAGCCAAGGCAAAAGAAAAGGCATTGCAAAATATCAATGTAAAGTGTTGTCAAACGCCATTAATTCTAGATTAACATATTTATATTAAATAGTAATTAAATTAAAAAAAAGGTCACAATGGCACAATATCGTTACAAAGCAAAACTAACCGATGACATCGAAGATGCAAAGGATATAGTACGAACTACGGGTAAAATGTTGATGGAAGGTAAAATTGATAAACAATCAGCAATAGACAATTTAGCTCGAGCTTTCCGAAAACTAGAATCGGCAAAATATTATATTGACCGAGAATAAGTGAATCGACTTTTTCCATACATCGTATTATCGGCATCTTTAAGTTTAGCTGGAATTGCTGCATATTACAGTGTGTTTGGATTAAGCAAATTATTCTCAGCTCAAGCTACCGCGGTTATCGTAATGGCTTCTGTATTAGAAGTTAGTAAACTAATAACCGCTTCTTATCTACATCGACAATGGAAAGCCATATCTGTGCTTCTAAAGGGCTATTTACTTACAGCTGTATTCATATTGATGTGTATTACTTCATTAGGTATATATGGATTCTTAGTTTCAGCATATCAAGAAACAGCTTATGAACTTGCAAACCAAGAATCAAAAATTTCTGTTTTAGAATTAAAGAAACAAAGATACCAAACTGCTGGCATTGATATTAGAACTGAAAAAGAATCATTAAATAAAAATATTACAGAATTGACATCTGGATTATCTAACAACGTTATACAATATACTAATGCCGATGGTGAAGTTATAACGACAACTAGTTCGGCAACTAGACGAGTATTAGAAAAACAGTTAGACCAAACAATATCTAGAAGAGACACCTTATACAGCCGAGAAATTGCATATTCTGACTCGGTAAGTAATCTAGATCAACGGATGCTCAAAATACAAACTCAGAGCAAAGTTTCGGCCGAAGTAGGCCCTATTAAATATGTAGCACAACAAGTAAACCAGTCAGTTGATAGTGTTGTGAATTGGTTTATACTGCTTTTTATATTTGTATTCGACCCATTGGCAGTCATGTTATTGATTGCTGCAAATCGATTATTTGAAACTAAAGACCCCCTGACTGAGGTGATACCAGAAGTTGATGAGGAGGAGAGTAAAGCCAAGCGGGTTAAAGCCCCAACTCCTCCAACTTCACCACTACCAGATACATCAGAAGACATATATCAAGAAGAAAAACAAAAACCAAAACGAGTTATATTAAAATCAGAAATCTTATGAGAAAAACAAAAGTTACAAAATCTAGATCCGGGTATAAAAAAATGCAATGTAAATACTGCGATCGCATTTCGGAAAGAGTGGATAATAATGCTACAGGAATTACATGTTGGAAATGCACTCAAGACTCAGTGAATGGCAAAGTATTGGAATTACGAAAATAATTTAATATAATAATATTATGTTAGAAGCAAAAGAAATAAAAGAAAATTGGGATTCATTTCGAGCAGAGATTGATTTACAATTCCCAACCAGAGCCAAACAAATTCATAAAATGTATGATGACTTTGAAGATCGTATTGCAATGATGCCAGCATCTTCAATGGCACACTTTCACAACGCATTTGCAGGAGGTTATATAGACCACGTAATTCGTGTAATGGGTTGCACTCATGAATTATATAATTTATGGACTAAATTGGGTGCCGATATGTCGGGATACACATTAGAAGAATTAATGTTCGCAGCAATGCATCATGATTTAGGTAAAGTAGGATTTCCAGGAGATGGCAAGGAAGTTTATCAAGTAGAAACATCGGATTGGCATAGAAAGAATATGGGAAGGCTATATAAGCACAATGAAAATATTCCTTTTACTATGGTGCCAGATTTATCTATTTGGTTATTACAAAAATATGAAATATCAATGTCTTGGAATGAATACCAAGCTATTAAAATTCATGATGGAATGTATGATGATTCAAATAAACCATATTTTGTAGCTCGATCAGAAAAAGCTAAATTAAAAACTAATATGGCTATTGTTTTACATCATGGTGATCATATGGCTGCGCAAATAGAATATGAGCGTTGGAGAAACCATAAGGCAGGATCACCTAATCCAGTTTCAGAAAAAAGCAAAGCAACTAAAAGTACCGCTATGAAAAACTTAGCAGAAAATAATCCAAATATAGGTAATTCTATTGCGGATATCTTTAAGGATATGTCATGATAGTATTAATTATATTAAGCGTATTGTTTTTAGGAACAACTGTTTATTTCATATCTCGAGCATATGTATTAGCTGGAGTCTTAGCAGATCAAGAAGAATACTATGAATCGGTTGCTAATACAAATGAATACATGTATCATAAAATTAAGCAATCATATGACGCAATGCAGAATATTGATCGTTTAGAAGCATTTGAAAAAGACGATGAGGCAGGAACTACATTTGCAATGTTAAAACAAGTTATAGACGAATTAAAAGAGGAATTTGATGCCGAGGAAAAAGAAGAAAAGTAATAACTATTATACTAGAATACAAGACGTAGCTATTTGTGCATATAATAAATCAGATAGTCCGGTACAACGAGAACGAATATATAGACGATTTATATATCCACCGTTTATGAAACTTGCAGAAAATTTAATTAATTCATTTAAACCTACATACATTTTAGGTAAATGTTCATTTCAAGATTTACAAACAGATTTGGTTACATATCTAACTGCTCGTCTAGACAAATTTAAACCCGAAAGTGGAAAGTCATATTCGTATTATACTCGAACGTCATTTAATTATTTAATAGCAGAAAATCAAAAAGCATATGTTAAAGTAAAACAAAATCGAGAGCCAATTGATATTGATGAACAGCGAAATATCCCAACGGAAATGCACAATAACGATATGAGAGAAACTCTAAAATATTTTATGGATGAATATATTGAGTATTGTTATGACAATTTAAATTCAATTTTTACGAATCCCACCGATATACACGTTGCCGATTCAATTTTACATATATTTGAAACTCGTATCAATATTGAAAACTTTAACAAAAAAGCATTATACATATATATTCGAGAACGTACCGGTCTACCTACTACAAATATTACCAAGGCAATTAAAGTTTTAAAAAACATATACGAAACTAAATTTTCCGAGTATGCCAATTCAGACTTCATGAAATTACCTTTTTAATATTTATTATTAAAGGAGTCATGTATGGATAAGAATGAAGAGATATTCAAAGGAACTAGTTTTGCAGATCTTATGCATGATGTTTATCATAATTCAAAAAAGAAAGACCGACAAATAAATCAACTTATATCTCAACTTCAACCGTTGATTCGTAATGCATCTGACGCTACGATTATAGTTCCACTTATTAAAGAGTATCTAGATGTTGCAGTAAGAAATGATGATCATCTAGTTAAATTAACTGCTATAGTCCAACGTTATATATCTACAAGTCAAACTATTTCTGGGGCCGATTCTTTATTATCTGATGATGAAAAACAACAACTTATTGCGATTGCTCAAACTACATTAACGCATGAGCTTGAAGATGAGATTGAAAAAATTGACGAGGAAGACAAAGAAATCAAACAAAAAATTCTTGCTGCTAAATCTAAGTTAAAGGATACAAATGCCAAGTCATAATAATGTAGAATTTGATGTAGCAGAAGTTCTAGGATATGATTATACATATGATTGGGTACCATATTCAGAATCATCTAATGAATTTAATAATAATAATTTATTTGCAATAAAAGTACGATCATGTAGTGGTTATATCGATAGTAAAACATATATAGCTCGGCCTGCGAATAATAATATTAAAAAGATTCCATTAATAGGAGAAATTGTTTTATTATTTAAATCATATAACCAATATTCTACAAATAAAAAAACTAGAGAAATCTGGTATTATTTAGATATTATTAATATACAATCAGCAATTAATGAAAATCGGTTACCAGGATTATCTCTTTCTAGAAGATATAAAACAACCGGGGTGCAACGAAACCCGGCCGGATTAACTTTTGATGAAACTAAAAAAATATCGCCATTGCAGCCGTATGAGGGTGATATGTTATTAGAAGGAAGATTTGGAAATAGTATACGATTTGGTAGCACTATATCAACAGTCCCGGAAGATTATTATCACAAATCGCCAACATGGTTAGGAGATAAATCCGGAGATCCTATTACAATATTATCAAATGGAAGAACTAACTTAGACAATAAAGAATTAGTTGTCGAAGATATAGAGAACGATAAATCATCTTTATATTTAACAAGTACTCAAGAAATAAAGAATATTAAATTTAGCACATCTACTGCTCCTATCAATTTTAATACATTCGAAGGTTCTAATTTTATTGGTATTGCTGACAGAGTAATATTACGGTCTAAAAAAGATCGCGTTATAATAGATTCGGCTAAAGATATATTATTTAATACTCCTGGAAATATTAAGATTGGTGGAGACACTGACACTACCCCTATACCTCAAGGAGATAAATTAGTAAACGTTTTGGATAAAATTGCACAAATATTAGCTCAAGGTAATCTTGTACAAGGATCGATTGCATCTCCAATTGCTAAAACATCATTAATAGATTTAAATTCTATGATTGCTGAAATAAAAAGTAAAAAATATTTTATAAAAAAGAATAATTAATATGGCATTGAATCCACCATTCGACCAAGCAGTATCTCCGATAATAAATTTATTTTCTAAGTTTAGTGATAAATTAAATGGATTACAAGATAAGTTATTAGGACTTGTTAATGAAATGCAACAGAAGGTTAATGACTTACCAGACGATGTACAGTGTACCGATCCACGTATACAAGAAATTAAAGATTTATATAATGAATTAAATGAAACTATTTCTAAAATGCAAGAAATATTTGCAGATGCACAATCTATTGTTAACATATTAATAATTATTGCGACGGTTGCATCGGTTGCTATAGCAATTTCATTAGCTTTAGTTTTACCAACTAATAACGCAATAGTTAAAGCTTTAGAAGTGTCTTCATATATTGTAGCTACAATATTGGGTATAATAGGATTAATTTCATTAGGGTTAAATATAGCATCAAACAAAATAAATTCATTATCTGATCAATTGGGGAATGTGTTAGAAAAATTATCAAATACATGTTCTAATGAACCATTTAATATTAATACTATACGACGTACAGACGATGTGGATAAATTTGCCGATATGACTATATCTGAATTTTATCAGTCTGTTAATGTATCGGAAACAGATTTAAAAGATAGAGAACAAAAAATAGAAAAATTATTAGACCAACAACGTGGTCTTATTGATAATCTAATCGAAGCACCGAGTAATGTATTAACCGATAGTGGATTGCCTGAATCAGACTCGGGGAATACGGGAGATTATTATATTAATACCGAATCGAATAAAATATTCGGACCAAAATTTTCGGATACCGAATGGGGAACCGCCCTAAATTAACATTATACATATTTATATAAAAAAGAATACATATGGAAAACAAAGCACTTGTAAAAGCACTAAAAACAGCCGTACGTGAGGTTATTAAAGAAGAACTAACAGAAATTCTCAGAGACGGATTACAATCCACAGTTACAGAATTAAAAACAGAACGTGTAAATACTGAAAATATTACGCCTCCGAGTCCAAAAAAGAAAAAGAAAGTAATGTATACTAGAAACAAGTATGCCGATATATTAAATGATACGGAGGATGGAACGCCGTCATATTCGGAGTTAATGACTGAAGGAATGCCTGAAATGTCATTTACTTCTAATGATTCACAAGGATTTGGAATGATACGTGGAAACACCCAGCCAGAGATAATGACAGATCCGGACACCGGTAAAAATATGCAGGTTAGTCCACTTATAGC